ATCAGGACTTGCACCAGCCATTTCTATTGTGGGATGTGGGATGAAACCACATGGAGTGACCTCTGTATCATAAATGAATGCATATTCTCTCAAGGCATCTTCTTCATGTTCAATGCCCCATTGCATAGCAGGTGTTAGATAAGATTGGCTTACTTCTCCTGTTAAACGCTCTGTAATGAGTTTAATTTTATAGTCTTCATATTTTTTTGTTGGGGTTCCTTTGGCTGTTTTACTCAGGACATTGTAAATATTTGATGCGGTGACTTTTCCCAAGCGGGCTTGAAACCATTCTGCTGTTCTTTGGTCCATTTCACACCACCGTTTGTTGGTCTTGTGATGGTAAAGAGTGTTCCGTTTCTATCTTTTTCTTGTTTTGTTTATTTTTCAAAAGATGTAACACCGTCTGTGCTTGTCTATCAGACATATCGTCAAGCTTTTCAACGTTTGCATAAGCAAGGATTTTTTCCTCTTCTGTTTGGGTTTGTGACATGAGGTTTCTGATTTCAGTGATCTGTTGTGGAAAAGCAGATTTGATAGGTATATTTCCATCTGTGTCATCTTCTTTGCTGGCTACATTAAGGAGCATGCTTAAAAGATATCTGCGTGCATAAGTGATGGTGGAGCCTACCGATTGGATGGTTGATTTGCATCCTTTAACATCATAAGGAAATTTCCCTTCTGTTGATATTTTGTTTCCTGATGGATGTGTCAACGTCATTTCTATAATCATAGTATCATGACCTTGTTCTTTAATACGAGAAAACAAAGCGAAGTGGTATTTTGACAAGGTTTCCTTTACAGCATCAATGTGTTGGTCAAGGGTTGCATATTGGCTATTTGTATGGGCATTCTTAGCGTTTTTTTGAATGTTTTGATATTCCATTTGCATAGCTGAAAGATCAGAAACAAAGTATTGGTAGTTTTGTCTTTCTATTTCTTTTTCTCGCAATGCAATGAGCCGCTCGAGACGATCCATATCGATGTCGTTTTCTAAGGCTCTGGTTAAAATGAGATCCATAGCCGTAGATTTGACTTCACAATCGTTTGTTTTGTTTACTGCTGTTAGGTTCGTGTTTGGTTCACTCATTTTGCTTTCCTCCATTGAAGCGCATTCCCCCGTGGCGTGAAGCACGCTTGTGTTAAAAAGGTTGGTTGTTGTTATGAAAAGCCTGTCTAGAAAGACATTATAATTTGATGAGTCAGTTCGTATTTTTTTTTCATAAGACGCCTCCCCTTAATGCATGCTTTGTTGTTTAAGTTCTTGAGACAACACACCAATGCCTTTTGCTGTAATTTTTGCGCAAGGAATGACTTTTTCTATTCCACTAGCGGTTTGAAGTGTGATGGTTGGACAATCCATCAGTTGCTTTTGGATTTTGTCTTGATACGGTAGCAAATTTCCACCCGCTGCACGTCTGTAAATCCACCCTTTTTGCCGTAAGAATTGAATGAATTGTTTTGGTTGCATCTCGAGTATTTTAGCGGCTTCTGTAAGACCAAAGAGCCCGTTGTGTCGTTGCAAGCTTTCAAGAGCAGCTGCTTTTGGTTTAAGGGTATTCACTTCGCTTTTTAAGGTCTCTAATTGTGTGACGCTTTCTAAAAGTAATTTCTTAACAAAGAGAGGGTCTTCTAAAGCATTTGCAAGATTTAATTGAGGGAATTGTTTTACACGCCGCTCGCATTCAATGAAATATTGACGGGCTTCTTTACCTTTTTCATTACGCTCGATCATGGAAAGTTCTTTTGCCATGTCTAAGGTGAGATGGTATTCCATGCTTGGTCGACCTCTTAAGGATTTCGCTAAAATTTTAGCGAAAATTATATTCTTTAATACGATTTTTAATCCAATCTCTAAAATTGGAATTAACTTCCAAAAATGCATGCAATTCACGAGCGTTGACCGTTTGAACGGTTTCGTGTTTGATTGTATTGTGTTGGATAGCAATAGGCTTTTCCATGACAGACCTCATACTGATGGAGTTGAAAGGGGCGTTTGAAAAAACGCCCTTTAGAATTTTTAAAGCACATCACAAGAACGCAAACGGTGTTGTTGTTCGTAAGAGCCATACATTACATCATCATATTCGCGCTGTTTTATATCATCTAAAAAAAAACCGTATGCAGTGCTGTGTAAAATAAAGTCGTGAGGTATGTTTCCGTTAAAACACTGTTCTTCACATTCTCTGAGATAAATTTCTGCGATATCTTCAGAAATATCTTCGCAACTTTTTTCAGAAGGATTTATGCGAAAGATTTGGATTGCATCATCTGCCTCGTCAACAATGCTTAGAATTTGGCTTGCATCAAGTGGTCCAGACTCTGCAATGTGTTGATCTTTATCGTAGGCAACTAATAAAATTTCATTGGAATGAATGAGAACTGGATTTTCCATAATTTCCCCTCCCTAACGCCTTTTGGCAACTGTTTGTGTTAATTTATAATATATTTATATAACTATAATTATAAATTATCAAGCAAAAAATTATAAAAAATTATATTTTTTGTAAAAATTATTATAACATCTTGTAAAATAAGAAGAGAAAAGTGCTTTTTAATATGGCTAATAATTAGCGATAAGAGCGAATCATTTTACTGTAAGAATCCATTGGCAATATAGCAAAAATTTCCCCAATCCATGCAATTTTAACATTTTTAATGGGGAGTGCATTCCAAGAAAGCAAATCTATTTCGCCATTCATTCCCCTGCTAATCTTCTTTATATATCTTTTATTATCATGTGTGAGAACAACGGCTTCTTTGCCAAAAAAGGATTCTATCGTTTTGATTTGGCGCCGTCTTACAATAACCATATCTCCATCTTTATAAGCTGGAAGCATGGAGTTCCCTTTAACTTCAAAAGCAATCATATCATCAGGTAAAGCAAAAGGAATTTCTACTTGTTCAAGACCATCTTCTGGGATTTGTTCAAAGCTTGGATCTATCTGCGTCCCTGCTCCAATATAGCCCATAAGAGGAACAAAAGTTGTTAAGTGATTATCCCCTGTTAGTTCTTTATATAATTCTAAAATAGCATCCCGATTAGAACCGCGCGGATCAGAATCTTTTAACCACTTAGACACTGAAGCCTGCGTTACATTTAGCCGTTTGGCTACATCTTCTTGTGTTAAGTTAAACTCAGTTAAAATTTTTTTTAATGTGCTTATGATATTAGATTTATTACTCATACTTTTGCTTACCTTATTTTTTTATCGTTGATAAAGATAAATTTCCTTGACTTTATATAACTATAATTATATGAATAAATTAAGGCAAAGCTATAATTGGAGCTTTTAAATGGATCAACGAGAAGATTTTAAGAATTTGACTAAGTCAATACGGGTCAAATTTAATTGGACACAATCAGAAATGGCTAAAATGCTTGGTGTAACTCAAGCCGCTGTTTGCAAGTGGGAAAAAAGGGGATCTATCTCCGTAATAAATTATCTCAAGCTGCAAAAGTTGAAAGATGGTTCTAGCTCTCTGTCTGCTTTTATTACTGCTCCTACGGATGATAACGAGCACCAGCAGCACAATTTTTAAAAGCTTAATTACAATACGCTTTGTCATAGCACACATATAGATATGTAGAGCTTAAGGGGGGATTATGATCACTAACGCACAAACCATTCTTTGTCTTGATCTAGGGACCAATACTGGCTGGGCGCTTCGTGATGCAAATGGTCACATAACAAGCGATACAGAATATTTTCAATCACGCCGTTTTGAAGGCGGGGGGATGCGTTATCTGCACTTTAAGAAATGGCTTTCTGAACTAAAGAGATCTGTTGATGAAATTGATGCGGTGTATTTTGAAGAGGTACGCCGGCATGTGGGTACAGATGCTTCTCATGTTTATGGGGGCTTTCTAGCAACATTAACGGCGTGGTGTGAACACCATCAGATACCCTATGAGGGCATTCCCGTTGGTACCATTAAAAAAGCAATGACAGGAAAAGGGAATGCCTCAAAAGCAGAAATGATAAAAGCGGTGTGTGCAAAAGGACATGCACCGCAAGATGATAATGAAGCAGATGCTTTAGCAATTTTATATTTAATGAAAGAAGGGAATCTGCATGTCTAATGCAATGCCATGGATAAGATTTTATTTGTATGACTGGATAAGTGGTACAAATGGAATGACATCTGAACAACGGGGGGTTTATATAACCCTTCTCGTTTGCATGTATGAAAAAAAAGAACCACTTAAAACAGACTTTCAAACGCTTGCACGTGTTTGTCATTGTTCGCAGAAAAAATTTGCAGCTATTGTCGAATATCTCATGAAGAATGATAAACTTGTTGAGACAGATAATGGTTTGTGGAATACACGTGTTGAAGAAGAGCTGAAAGATTTTGCTGATAAAAAGGACCACATATCACAAGTTCGTAGTGAGGCTGGCAAAAAAGGTGCACAAGCAAAAAACAATACAAAACAGCATGTTAATAATTTTGCTAAAGCAAATGACAAGCAAAACGTTTTTTTTGCTGAAGCAAACGATAAGCAAAATCAAGCTATAAAGAACCAGAATAAGAATATATATAAAAAAACTAAAACTATCGTTTTAGCAAAAAAAGAAATTAGTTCTGAAAATTTAGAAATGAACGATTTGGTTCACGAGCCAATCGAGGTTGATGCTGTTGAGAGTCAATCAGAGCAAATCGAAACGGTAGAAACCAACCAACTACCCATTCACGAGCAGACAAGCGTTCTCAAAAAAGCCAATCAGTCAAAAATTAATCGGGGTTGTCGATTGCCTGAAGATTTCGAACCCGATTACGATTTTGCAATCGAAGAGGGCTTGCCTCCAGAGCGCGTCAAAGTCGAAATCGCTAAATTTCAAGATTACTGGCGTTCAAAAGCTGGAGCAAATGCAACCAAAATCGATTGGCAAGCAACGTGGCGTAATTGGGTGCGAAAGGCGATCGAGGATTTAGAAAAAACAAAAAATACGAACAAAAATGGTGGAAACAATGGAAACTTTTCAAAAAATCAAAGAACTTGTGGTGGTACCGGAGAAACAATCCGTAATCTTATCCGTAAAGCAGGATTTAGTGAATCCGCTTCAAAACATTACAGATCAGATGATACGATGTGTAACAAGGGATTGTCCATGGACCTTGATCAGTGGCATGAAATTGACACCAGCACTAGAGGAGCAAGCTTTCGGAGTGTATCAGACAGTCCAAAACTTGCTTACCTTGAAAGCGTCTGTTGAAGATATTGCTGAGGCTCTTGATATGCTTGAAAGCGGTTTGACAATGCAAAAAGTTTCAAATCCAGAGGCACGTGCAAAGGCTTATATCACAGCTCTTGACGGCATTTCACTCTGGTCTTTGTTGCAAGCTGTTAAAAATCTTATACGGGGAGAAGCCAAAAGCATGTCAACAACCTTTGTCCCCTCTTGTGCTGATCTTGTGCAATATTGTCGCGATTTAGAAAGCAGGCTTTATGGCACTGCTGAGAAAGTTTTTATAGCTGTTGAAAATACGCGCAACAAAGCATTGGGAGGTAAACCCATCTCATTCATGAGAATAGGCAAGCCTAGTGAAGAGTATCATGACAGTAGCAGTTCCAAAGCAGCCTAAAAACAGCAAAATAGTGAAAAGTGCTGATGGTTTTGTAATTGGATATGCGTTTAAATCGATAAAAAGGTACCGTACAAAGCGATTTAAAGATTTTATGATTAATAACACATCTGTAATATAAAACGCTCTGTATGGTCAAATTTGAGATAAATTAACCTATTGGTAAAAAAATGGAATTAAAACATGGAAATTTTAAAACAACTGTTCTTAACACAACGTAAAAAACCAATGCAAAAAAAGTTTATCGCAACGGCTGTTGGGTATGTTCCCTGGGGAGACGGAGCGGCAGAGTATTTTTACAACCTCTACGAATATGAAGACGGCACAAGAGAGTGTGAAAAGTTTGACGGTGGTCAGTATTACACCATACCCAAAAAGGCAGATTTTAGCACCAAAGCGCAAGTAAAAGCATGGGTTTATGGGGGTGCTGTTCCTAAAAGCGTATTGAGTTATGAAGCGTTGATAGACAGTGCAAACAAGAAGAGAGCAAGGCGTGGTCAAGATACACTGATTTGTGAGATTACAGATGATGGTGAGAAGTGTTATTCACAAGTTTACGATATAGATAGAGAATTAGAAAAAGCGCTTGATATTCAATTGAGTAGATACAAAAGAAGCAAACAAACTATAAAGCCTTAACCAAAGAAGCAAACCCTTCCTTTGCTTTTTAGCGAAGGGAGTGATCAACGCATTGAACGAAGCATAGCATCACGTAAAATGGCGTTAATCCGCGTCTGGTAGCCTTTTCCTTGACTCTTAAGCCATGCTAGTACGTCTGAATCTACACGCACTGTTGTGACAGTTTTCGTTGGTTTATAGAATGGATTGCGAACAGCGTTTTTCCAGAATGCATCATCTAACGTTGGAATATCACTATGATCAATTGCACTGTCTGGCATTGCCGCTAGTTCATCAATTTCGACCCTTTGTTTATCTGTCAAAGGCGATAAGTGGACTATGTCCATCTCATAACGAATTTTCTTCTTCATAACATTTCCTCTCTTTCAAGTTAGCGCGCCGCGCTGAAATAATACGGATGACCCCTATATTCTCCGTTTTCGATACGGTCTTGTTTAACCATAGCGAATGGGTCGGCAAAAACACGTGCAGCTATTTCAAAACTTACACGGTGTTTTCTAAGATTACTTTTCGCTTTAGCTTCATCCCATTCAAATCTTATTTTCATATCTTATGTTAATACATTTATGTATGTATATCAAAAGTTTTAAATACAAGACTGAAGTAACTATATAACGCGTCTTCTTGATGAATAATTTATTAAATAAAATTATAAAGTAATGCTTTAAAAAATTGTTATTAATTAACTGAAATAATTGAAAAATAATAAAATTGTGCTAAGATTTTTCACATATTTAAATACAAACTTAAGGTAACTAAAACATGCTGAATAAAGTGATGTTAATTGGCTATTTAGGGGATGATCCCGAAAGTAAAACGATGACTTCTGGAGTAGAAATAGTCAATTTTCGTATGGCAACTTCTGAAAGCTATACTGATAAAAAGACTAATCAAAAAATAGATAAAACGGAATGGCATTCCATTGTGGTTTTCAATCCACATTTGGCAAAAATAGCACTTCAGTATCTCAGTAAAGGTTCAAAGGTTTACATAGAAGGTAAATTACAAACCCGTAAATGGCAAGATAAAAACGGTCATGATCGTTACACAACAGAGATTGTCTTGTCACAATATAAAGGCGAGTTGTATTTGCTTGATGCAAAGAGAGAGCAATCTGCACACTCCTCACCCACTACTTCTCAAAGTTATGCTATCGCTTCAGGTGCTGATGATTATGGCATATCTGCTCATGACAGCATGCCATTTTGATTAAAAAATAGAGCAAAAATAAGAATGTGGATTTCCACGGATAAGGGGGATGTATGAGAAAGAAAGATGCCTACATTTCACAAGTGAAAGTACGTCAAGATCCTCTTAATCAACTGGCAATTGAAATGCGTGCTAAACGCTTTGGTTTGACTATAGAAGAGGCTAAAAGTCCGCTTGCTGGGTCTTATGTTGGGCGGCTATGTTTGCAAGGCGTGCTTACTCAAGATCAGTATGATGCTGCGCAAAAATATCTTGAAGTGAGAAATGACTATTCGTGTGCAAAAGGTTTGCCAAGCGCTGTTTATGATGAAATGCCATCATCTTCTGATGACAAAGCAAGAAAGAAATGGGTTGAACGTGCAACAGAACAGTTTTGTAGCATGCAAGAGGTAATCAAAGAAACACAATGCCTCTATAAACAGTATAATCTTTATGCAGCTCTACAATATCTTGTTAGTGAGGATCAAACATTACCACATCTTATAAATTCATTGCAGATCGCTCTGAATGCGCTTCATAGACATTTTACGCAAAAGCGCAAAAAAGACTATTGAATAGTAGGCTTTAGAGTGTTATATTTTTATATAATACTGAAGGGAGCGTTTTATGCACACAACAAAATTACGTAAAGTTGGAGGATCAGTGATGCTCTCCATCCCACCTGCATTGCTTGAAGTTCTTCACTTGACTGAAAATACCGAAGTTGGTTTGGCTATTGATAATGGTCGTCTTGTCGTGGAACCATCAGTCCAGCCGCGATACACGATGGCTGAGTTATTAGCTGCCTCCGATTATTCGCAACCACAATCACCTGAAGACCGTGAGTGGGTTGATTCCTCTGCTGTAGGGGGCGAGCTTATATGAGGCGTGGTGATATCTATATGGTAGATTTGGAACCAATCCAAGGACGAGAGCAGCGTGGGTATCGTCCTGTCGTCATTGTTTCTCCTGATGATTTTAATCAAGCAACAGGTTTACCAGTTATTTTGCCGATCACAAGCGGTGGAAATTTTGTTCGCCGTATTGGATTTGCAGTGCCGCTTACGGGTACAAGAACGAGGGGTGTTATTCGTTGCGATCAGCCTCGTGTTCTCGATTTGGTGGTGCGCAATGGGCGTAAAGTAGAAAGTTTGCCAACAGCTATTATGAATGAAGTATTAGCGAAGGTTGTCACGATCTTTAGTTGATCAATTATATGTAGGATCCAGTCTTTCAGATAAGATATTACCACATGTTGTAAGTTCATTACGGATTGTTCTGAATGCTCTACAGAAATATTTTGACAAAAAACTAAATGGTAAATGTTTTATGCTGTTTCTTTCGCTTTGACGTGAAACGTTTTTCTGTACAATTCGTTGTATTTGTATTACAATGAATACAAAGGTGGGGACTGCGTTATGACGATATCTATTCGGTTGCCAAGTGATCTCGAAACACGTTTGAATAATTTAGCTGCTAAGACAGGACGTACAAAGTCTTTTTATTTACGCGAGATTATTGAACGTGGAATAGAGGAAGCGGAGGATTATTATTTAGCTTCACAAGTAAGAGAGCGTGTTCGAAGGGGAGAGGGTACTTTTTATAGCTCTGAAGAGGTGAGGAAAGAGCTTGGCTTGGACGATTAGATATGAAAAAAAAGCTCTTAGTTTTTTAAAAAAATGCGATAAAAAAGAAGCACGGAGGATTGTTGATTTTTTAGATCAATACGTTGCTCCTCTTGAAGATGTGCGTGTAATAGGTAAGCCCTTAAAAGGACAATTATCAGGTTTATGGAGATATCGTGTAGGAGATTACAGGATTTTGTGAACTCTATGATAAGGAGCTTGTCGTATTAGTTTTGGCTGTTGGACATAGAAAAAATATATATAAAGGTTAAGGTAAATCTTTTATAAAATATTTTGGTTCTTAATCAAGGACTAAAAGGAGTAATACCGCGCAACTAATTAGAGCGGTTGTTAATAAAAAGAAATAAGCAGGAATTTTCAATTTAAAACGCCAAAGTAAGTTAATGATGATGGACATTATACTAATAAATATGAGTACTGCTATTACAACTATGAAATCATCAAATGTTATGCGCCTCTGAGGTTTTTCATAATCAGAAACAGTAGAAAACGAAATGTTATATTGATTAATTCCACTATCTGACAAAATCTTTTTTGGGTGGTGTTCTACTACATATTGCTTTTGTAAAACTTTAATTCTTTCATATAAACTTTGATAAATATTAGCAGACTGATAATGAATAGGGAGTTCACTATTGGCATAATCAGAAAGAAAAAGCCCACTGATTACTATGATTAATAAGTAACTTATTTTTTTTGCTGATAAATAATTCATTATTTCTTTTATGGCTGGAGTTTAAGTATATATTAAAGATTAAGGGAAAATGCTTAGTAAATATTTTGATCGTTAGACAATTTTCCAAATAAATTTGATCAATGCTATAAACGCTATAAGACAAATTAATATCAGTGCTATAATCGCTACGATCCCTATAATTTCATCTAAATTTTGTATTATAGCAATAAAAATTAACACTCCTAAAAATGCTATTCCTAATACAGGATAAAATACAAAGGCTGCTGCCATAGCTGTATAGCATCCTGTTTGGAATTGGAGGGACAAGAGCTCATAAAATGCGCTGTCAATATTTTCATCTTTTAAACTTAGCTTTTTTTCTCTTGCACATGCACTTAGTATCAAAAAATACGATACAAATGCTACAAATATTGGTACGGCTAATTTTTCTACTTGTTGGTCATCTAATCCGAAGGGATTAAAAGCAAGTATCATAAGACTAATTATAGCAAAGAACGGTAAAAATAGAATTAGTGTAAATGTCTTTTTAATTCTATATGAAACTTCTTTTCTGAAAAATAACATTATTCCCCCCACTTTTGCTAATCAATAATTTAGTGCTTCCATATAATTGATTCGTTTAGAGGATACAATTGTGAGTGGTTGGTTGTTAAAGACACTATATTTAGGTAATAAAATAAAAAAATATACAATATCGTGATTTTTTTGTTGACATGATGTGAATAATAGTGTTTTATGACGCTGCTGTACTGGTCGAATTGCGTCTAAAATTACAGCAGAGAATTTTTCATTAACTCCTTTTATTAAATTGACATGATGATTTAGAGCCCTGCGTTTTGTGGGGTTTTTTGTTATTTGGAGAAAGTATTGGATGACAGCAGAAAATACAAAGCAGGCGTCACAATCCAAAAAAACGCCACCCAATGCTGGAAAAGGGCGAATAAAAGGCGTGCCAAATAAAACAACGAGCCTCTTAAAAGAGTCAGTCATTGAAGCGGCTGAACGAGCAGGCAGTAAATATGGTAAAGAGGGTTTGATCTCTTATCTTGAAAAGCAAGCACTTAAATGTCCTGCTGCTTATTTAGGTTTGCTTGGTAAGGTGTTGCCTTTGCAAGTGACAGGCGAGGATGGGGGCGCCATTAAGATGATAGGGCGTGTAGAAATAGCGCCTTTGGTTCATGACAACGAGACAGATTAAGATTGTACCAAAACTTATCCCTCTTTTTGCAGGGGATGCTTTGGTACGGGCGGCTTGGGGTGGACGAGGGTCTGGGAAGACAAGATCCTTTGCCTTGATGGCTGCTTTAAAAGGCTATCAATTTGGTCTGCAGGGGATATCAGGGACTATCCTTTGTGCACGGCAATTTCAAAATTCGCTTGCAGAAAGTTCATTAGAAGAGATTAAGCGCGTCATTGAAGCCCATGATTTTTTAAGGGACTATTACAAAGTTGGAGAGGCTTCGATTAAATCAAATGATGGTCGTATAGCTTTTCAGTTTTCTGGTCTGGACCGTAATATTGCTAGTATCAAATCCATGGGGCGCATTTTGCTTTGTTGGGTTGATGAGGCAGAGCCCGTTACAGAGACCGCTTGGCAGACGCTTATTCCAACGTTACGAGAAGAGGGAGAGGGGTGGCGTGCAGAGTTATGGGTGACATGGAACCCGTTACGAGAGAATGCACCGGTTGAAAGGCGGTTTCGTTTTTCAGACAATGAAGCCATTAAGCGTGTAGAGATCAATTGGTTAGACAATCCGAAGTTTCCCAAGATCTTGAATGAAGCGCGGCTTGATGATTTGAGAAACCGTCCAGAGACTTATAAGCATATATGGGAAGGGGCTTATCTTACCGCGGTTCAAGGTGCTTACTATCAGAGGGAAATGTTGGCAGCGGAGCAAGAGGGTCGGATAGGGCGTGTTGCGCGTGATCCTTTAATGCAGATACGCGCCTTTTGGGATATTGGGGGTACGGGTGCTAAGGCAGATGCGACAGCGATATGGATAGCGCAATTTGTAGGTAGAGAGATCAGAGTGCTTGATTATTACGAAGCGCAAGGGCAGCCGTTATCCGAACATATCGGTTGGTTGCGTCAAAATGGCTATGAGAAGGCACTAATGGTTCTCCCTCATGATGGTGCGACCAGAGACCGTGTGCACAATGTGAGTTTTGAGAGCGCTTTAAATGATGCGGGTTTTGAAACGCAAGTCATTCCTAATCAAGGGGCTGGTGCTGTCAAAATGCGTATCGAGGCAGTGCGACGGATTTTGCCTTCAGTATGGTTTAATGAAGAGACGACCGTAGCGGGTCGTAAGGCACTGAATTGGTACCATGAGAAATGGGATGAGAAGCGGGGTATTGGTTTGGGAGCAGAACATGATTGGTCCAGTCATGGTGCGGATGCCTTTGGATTGATGTGCATTGTTTATGAAGCACCACGCATTAAACCGCAACAAGAACGTTATCGCGCTATAGAAAGAGAAGCGGCATCATGGATGGCATTCTAAGTTATAATTCTAAAAAAACGGCAGATTTTGATGAAGATGAACTCTATAGGCGCTTAAAATCTTGGTATAAGGAAGATGTTGAACACGTCAATGAATGGCGTGAACAAGCGCGTGAAGATTTTGATTTTTATAATGGTCGTCAATGGGCTGAGGAAGATCTTGCGGTTTTGAAGGCACAACGCCGCCCTGTTATGACCTTTAATCGTATTGCACCCCTTGTCAACGCAATTGTTGGGGCAGAGCGTAATAACAAGCGTGAAGTGCAGTTTCAACCAAGGCAAGCAGGAGCCGCAATATCTAATGAATTGCTCACTGGAGCAGCAGAATGGTTTCGTGATGAGGCAGAGGCGGAATATGCCGATTCCGATGCTTTTCAAGATATGGTCATTTGCGGCATGGGCTGGACAGATACACGGCTTGATTATGAAATAGATCCTGAAGGAATTCCTGCTATTCAACGCTTAGATCCACTGAAAATGGTTTGGGATGCCAATGCTGTAAGACCCAATCTCATTGATGCGCAGCGTATGTGGTATGTTGATCGTAAACCCATTGAGGATGCTAAAAGTCTTTTTCCTGATGTAGCAGTTGAAGATCTCCATGCTGATTGGGCAACAGATAATACAACCGCTTGTGAGGAATATCATGTCTCACTCGATGCTTATAATGATCATGCCAATGCAGATTCTTTCTCACAGTCGGCTTCTGAAAAACGCTATGTTACGCTGGTTGAATGCCGTTGGTTTGAATATGAAGCTTATTACAAGGCACCTGATCTTCAAACTGGACAGATGCGCAGTTATAGTAAACAAGAGTTTGAACAGCTTCAAAGGGTTTCACCACAACTACAAGGGGTGCGTTTTAATAAAAAGGTGGTCAAGCGCGCTTTTCTGGGACGGCGTCTTTTAGCAAAGCCCGATAAACCCTTAGCACCAGATGGACAGCTTGGCTGGGAATGTATCACAGGCACACTGGATAAGCTTAAAAACCAGTTTTACGGGATTGTTCGCCCCGCAAAAGATCCGCAAAAATGGTCGAATAAATATTTTAGCCAAGTCATGTATATTTTAAACAGCCAAGCCAAAGGTGGTTTGATGGCAGAGCGTGACGCTTTTGATGATGAGCGCCAAGCATTAGAAAATTGGACACGAACCGATACGATTACGTGGGTTAAAAATGGGGCGCTTACAGGAGGAAAAATCCAACCAAAGCCAAGTGCACAGTTCCCTAATGGCTTCTTTCAGTTGTTTAATGAATCGCGTGAAGCGATAACACATGTCACAGGACTGTCGGCAGAGTTTATAGGCACAAGAGAGGTTAATCAAGCGAATGTATTGGAAAATACACGCCGGCAATCAACGCTTAATTTGCTTGCAGGTTTATTTGATAATCTTAAGCTCTATCGATGTCGACAGGGAAAGATTATCCTTTATCTGATTCAAAACTATCTTTCCGATGGGCGTTTGGTTCGGATTTCTGGACCAGAAAATGCACAGTATGTTCCCTTAACACGTGAAGCTGTCACAACGCTTGAATACGACATTATTGTTGATGATTCACCAACAAGCCCCAATGAAAAAGAGAGAACTTTTGCGGCAATTACGCAAATGTTGCCGTTGCTTGGTGGTTTCTTAACACCGGAGATGATTCCAGATCTTTTAAAGCTTTCTCCACTACCGGCAACATTGGTGGCAAATTTAACGGCAAAAGCACAGCAGGCACAACAAGAACAACAGCAGCAGCAAATGATGCAACAAAACCAAGGAGCACAATTAACTCCAGAGCAACAAGCAAAGATTGCTGCTCTCCAGCAAGAAGCACAAGCAAAGGGCACACTTTATCAACTTGATGCACAACAAAAGCAGGTAGCGTTGCAGCAGAAAAATATTGAACTTTTCTTGAAACAAGAACAAGCCCGCATGCAGCTAGAACTTCAACAGGCAAAAAATGAGATAGCGCAGCGCGACCTAGAGCGAAAGGCGTATCGAGCGCAGTTGGAACAGTATCGAGCAACAACAGCAAGAGCGCAAATCTATTAAAGGAGCAAAAGAGAATATGGAAGAAGAGTTTACACCTGAAGAACAAGCAATTTATGACGAACATTTTGCCAGTGATCATGCTGTTGAGTTAGTCGAGCCTGAGCAAGTTGAAGAGGTGTTTGAAGCAGAAGAAAGTTCTGAACAGCCCCCTGTCGAACCGGTTGGCGAAGAGCCCCATTCTGGTGTGATAGAGCAAGAACGACAAGCACGCCAAAAGGCAGAGCAAAAGGCTATGGAAGCGCGTGAACTTGCCATTGAGTTTGCGCAAAAATATGCACAAATGCAAGAAGAAGCGGTAAGACGCCGCGATGAAAATATCCCTACCCTAGAAGATGATCCAAAAGCACATGTTGCATGGCTTAGTCATAAAGTACAGGAACAACAGAAATTGCTTGATGAGTTTTCTCGCATAAGAGAAAGCCAAGAACGTTTGATCCAAGAGGAATATGAACGGCAGAAATTAGGGGATTATTTTGAGGAAGCCAAAGCGCAGGTACAAGATAAATATCCCGATTTAGACAGTATCACCGATTATCTCTATGAAAGGGCAGATAGTGTCTTACAAGCGCAGGCAGATCTTTATCCACAATGGAAAGATCCCGCAGCACGGCAACAGCAAATTGGTGCTGAATTGCGTCAAATATGTCAGCAGTGTCAGAAAGCCGGTATAAACCCAATAGAGGTGCTGGTGCAAAAAGCAAAGGCTTTTGGCTATAGTGGAGCACCAATAAAGGATGAAGTGGAACCCCTTCAAGAGCGCTCTCAAGCAGCGCGGACACTTACAGCGCGCAGTGGACAAGTTCCAACAGGTGGTATGGATGTGAGAACACTCTTTTCCATGCCAGAAGCTGAATTTGCTGTATGGGTGGAGAAAAATCCCGAAAAATTTGAACAAATTATGAGCAGAGCGTGAGATGTGCGTGGTGGCGCAACAGAGATAACCAAGTGATTGTTATCGTTTGGTTATGCCGCAAGGCGAGTTTTAAAAACCAAGAAAGGCATTAATTAAAATGGCAGTAACAGAAGTAAAGCTCAATGACCCATTAGCCGTTGGCGTTTGGGCTAAGATGCTAAACACAGAAACTTCAAAAGCGTTGCCCATTGCACCGCTGATGGGAAAAGGCAAAAACAGCATTATTCAAGTATTGGATATGCTAGGAAAATCCGCTGGTGACTCTGTGACGAGCGGATTAAGAGTCCAACTTATGGGGGATGGCGTTAGCGAGGGACAAACACTGGAGGGGAATGAAGAAGCACTCCAATTTATGAATGAAACGGTGCGTATTAACGAGCTTTCTCATGCTGTACGCGTAAAATATGAAGGCACCATTGATCAACAACGTGTCTTATTTAATTTACGAACAGAAGCAAAGGATGGACTTGTTGATTGGTATGCAGATCGCTTAAGTTTGATGTTCTTCATTCAGGCAGCAGGTTATACAGCACCATGGATTCACTTTGAAGGACGCACCATAACCCTTAAACCCGTACATTATGGTTTTAATGCTCCATTAGAGCCAAGCAAATTGCGCATTATTCGCCCAGCTAAGAAAAAGACAGATGAAGAACTTACAAAAGAGGATGTTTTTACATTAGATCTTATAGATCAAGCTGTTGAACGTGCTAAACTTGCTAATCCACGTTTGCGCCCTGTTCGTGTTGATGGAAAATCTGCTTATGTGATGTATCTCCACCCAACACAAGTGACCCAATTACGGACCAATACCAAGAGCGGGCAGTGGTTAGACATTACCAAAGCAGCTTATGATGGTTCACGGTCTCAGAACCCAATTTTTGATGGCTCTTTGGGGATGTATAACGGTGTCATCTTACGTGAAGCTGAACATGTTCCCAATGGTATCAATTCAAAGACACAAGAGCCTATAACATCTGTTCGCCGTGCTGTGTTGCTTGGTGCGCAAAGCGTTATCATGGCTTATGGGCGCGTTGGTAATGGAGCTACAGGAGGCGATGGGAAAGGGGGAACACGCTATAAACTTGTTGAAGAACTGTTTGATTATCAACGTGAATTTGGGGTTGCCGCAAAAACCATTATCGGCATGAAAAAGTCACGCTATACCTTGCCGCATTCTGATCAAGGGGGACAAGACTTTGGCACGATTGTTATCCCTTCTTTTGCTGAAGCAGGCTAATAATTTTAACTTCATTAAAGGATGATAATTATGGCAGAAAAACCGCCAATTACACAGAAACCTGTTGAAACTATTGAACCTATTGAAACTGTTGGCATGATAGATGAGGGATTGCCACCTCCTTTGCAAGGACGCAACAATTGTACACAGCAGGTTAGTTTTTTGCGGGCGCGTATTAAGTGTACAGATCAAGGGTTGATAACGAAAATTGGTGTTCTACCCCGAGGGGCTTTTATCAAAAGCATTAAAATTTACGCCGTGGAGTTTTTTGAAGATGTAACAGCTACATTTGGAAAAGAGCCTCATGGTAATGATTATGGACAGTTAAGTTTTTCGCAACCTTACAATAGCAATGTGGACATTCCTATGGAGGAACGAGATGTTCCGTTAGAAGCAGAAAATGCGATTTATGTGACACGAAACAAGAAAAGCAGCAAAGGTGATGTTGAGGTGATTGTTGAGTTTTACACAAATCGTTAAAGGCATAAGGGGGCGTTTGTTTTTTTGCGTCCCCTCTTCTCTCAAGATATTCTAAGACATTTGGAAGAGAGTCATATGACAATAATAGTACAGACAAGTGGTCCGATTGGAGACAAACAGACCATTGTTCCTCATGATAAAAATTTCATTCAGATGGTGAATGATATTCAGGATGAAATTGATGATCAAACAGATGAATATGTTGATCAAGTTCAAAAGGCGATATTTTCGGCACTTCGGTTTTGTGAACGATTGCCCTTTTATTTTAATGAAAGTCGCGAAGTTGTTTTGACCACTTTAAAGGGGAAAAGCCGTTATGGAGCTGAGGAAAATCCAGTTATTCCAGCTGCTGTTCGCATTGTTGATGCTTACATTTATGAAGATAATCACAGCAAATCAAAGCTTTTGCATACAGATCCGCTTGTTATTGAGAGTCTTGTGAATGATTGTAACCATAGCATGCCTACGCGATACAGTTATTTTGAACAAAAGCTTATTTTGTATCCAATCCCAGACCGAATTTATTCTATCAGGCTTATTCTTGATCCTATAAGAATAAAAGACATTGAGAGTGCGCAAGAAGCTTCAATATGGTTTTTGGAAGCCTATGAACTGATTAAAACCCGCGCTAAATATGAAATTTATACCAATATTATTAAAGAACCACAGATGGCTGCGGCAGCCTTTGCTATGTTTCAAGAGCAACTTGATGCGCTACAAATTGAGACTTCACGGCGCAAGAATTTGTTGAGAGTTCAACATACGGATTTCTGATGACCTTTATTCCTATTGCTGAGTTTAGACCAGATGTTGCATTTATTAATAGTGGTTATTCTTGCGAGATTGTGAACGTTTTACCAGCACCCAATTCCTATATTCCAGTTCCCAAAGTTGCACCGGTTTCAGAACCTTTTCCGGATGTTATTTTGGGGGTCTATGCAGTAAGGTCATTGAGTGGTGTGCGGATTATTGTAGGGACATCAACAAAGCTTTATGAATATGATAACAGCACACGCGGTTGGAAAGATATTAGCAAGCTTGGGGAACAATATCACGCCAATGAAACGGCACCTTGGTCTTTTGCGGTCTTTGGTGATTATATCATTGCCGTTAATAACAATGATACACCGCAAATATTTGCCTTAAAGACAGCAGAGAGATTTGAAGATTTGGGGGGGAATCCCCCGCGTGCTGGACTTGTTCGTATTTGGGGAGATTTTGTCTGTTTAATGAAATTAACAGATAAGCCAAATCGTGTTCATTGGTCAGGTCTCAATGATGCAACACACTGGAAGGTTGGTGAGAAAAGTTGTGATTATCAGGATTTTCCAGATGGAGAATATATACAAGGAGCAACGCAAGCAACCAATCCGCTTATTTTTATGCGTTCTGCTATTTATCATGCAACCTTCGTTCCAGGATCTAAAATAATATTTAGTTTTGTCAAAATAAAAGACAAAATAGGGGCAAAAAGTAGTACGGCGATTACAAGTCGTGGAGACTATACTTTCTTTGTTTCTGATGATGGTTTTTATCAAATCAACAATACCGGCGAGATGTTGCCTATTGGTTTTGGCAAAGTCGATAAAACAATCTTTACGCTTTACAATAACTTTGCCATTGATGAGATGAGAGCCTGGATTGATCCGGTCTATTCACGCGTTTATTTTTCTATAAATGACGATATGATGGGAATGAATATCTATGTTTATGATTGGCTTTTGCAAATATGGAGCGTCATCAAAGGTCAGAGACTTCTCTTATTTCCTCTCTTTGCGGCAGGTTATACATTAGAAGGTTTAGACGAAGTACAAGAATGCTTGAGAGATTTACGTGCTTCTCTTGATAGTAAAATGTGGCAAAATGGCGCGCCAATGTTGGGAGCGTTTACAGAAGACAATAGATTTGGTTTTTTTGCTGGTTCTCCTATGGAAGCTGTCATTGCTTCACAAACTGTAGGGGATACAGGCAGACAGATTAATCTGATGAGTGAGGCTTTTGTTCAAGCAGATACGACCAATGGTCTTTTAAGCGTTGGAGCTGCTTTTATCATTGATAATAGAAGTCAATTAAATTGGGCGAAAGAACGTTATGCGGGCTATAGCAGCGGGATGTACAATATTCGCTCTAGGGCACGTTATCACGCTTTGCGACTTAGGATACCAGAAGGCACACCATGGACTCATATAACAGGCTTTGATGTGACGCTAAAACCCGCAGGCATAAGATGAGTTTTAAAATTTATAACACCGAAAAATGGAGTGTTGAACAAATGGCGCCCTATTTGGATAAGGTTATAAAATCAATATCTTATTTTCATAAAAAATTCCCTGATGATTATACTCCAGAGATTATTTTAAAGGATATTTTAAAAGGGGAAAAACTTCTCTGGATTATTGTGGATGAGCAGGAAAATTTTATGGCACATGTCACAACAGAGTTACAAAAACTTGTCACTGGAGTGTTGCGAGCGGTTATTATTACGCTTGGGGGAAAAGGAGGAGCGCCCTTAACGAAGCTTATTCCCCAAATTGAAGCCTATTACAAAGAAAAAGGGGCGAAAGAACTTATCATTATCGGTCGGCGTGGGTGGGAAAAATCCCTTAAATCGCATGGCTATTTCGTTAATCTTTTAGAATATAGAAAGCAGCTTTAACATGGGAAAAAGTTCAAAACCAATTCAGACGACGCAAAATACCACGCAAACAAATGCACCACCTGAATGGGCAAAAGGCATCTTTGAACGTGCTGCTAAAGATGCCATGAATTTTTATAATCAAGGCAGCGGAAAAGCTGTCTATGATGGGCAGCGTGTTGCGGGTTTAAGTGATCAAACAAAGAATGCAATTAATGGACTTGCCAATAATACGCATAACTATGATAACAACACTTTAAATGGATTAGCCACAGGGCAAAATTCAACCAGCCAGAATTTAAAGAATATGGCTTCAGGGAAGCAAATAGGCAATAATCCTTATTTTAATGAAGCACTTCAAAACACCTTAAATAAAGCTTCAGACACGATTAACAGTTCATTGGCAGGGGCGGGGCGTTATGGTTCTGGTGCACATACGGGTGTTTTAGCAGATGAATTGGGCGGCATAGCAACCCAAGCTCTCTCACAGCAATATAACCAAGACGTCAACAATATGATGCAAGCCAATGGAATGATTGATCAAGCTAATCAAAATCAGTTGGCGGGCGCTAATAACTTTTTTCAAGGTCAAAGTCAGGCGAATATCAATGCATTGGCGGGAGGCGGTTTGCTTGATGCCAATCATCAACAGCAATTAGATGCAGAACGACAGAAATGGGAACAGCAGAATAATCTTGATTGGGAGCAGTTAAGTAAGTTGCTTGCAGCTGGTACGGCTTCTGCTGGAAATTACGGGATGCAAACGGGACAAGGGACACAGTTTACACCGCGGGCAAAACCAAATCCATGGGAAATTGTTGGAAATGTTGGAACCATACTTGGTACGTTTGCTGGACTTAGTGACATCAGAGCAAAAGAAAACATCAGAGAAGTTGGGCAGAGAAATGGCTATACACTCTATGAATACAACTACAAAGGTTATCCAGAGCGCTATCGCGGGGTGATGGCGCAGGATGTTTTGAAGACAAATCCTAAAGCTGTTTTCTTGCATAAGACGACAGGCTTTTTGCATGTGGATTATAGCAAGCTTGGCTTTGAAATGGAAAGGGTGCAGTGATGGAACAAAACAGCTTTAATACTTTATCACTATTTATGAATCCAAAAGTTTTGCGTCCTTTAATACATCAGGGTCTTTTTCAGTTACCTAAATATTTTTTTCAAAAACATTCCACGCCTTCAAACACACCGTTTGAAGGACGATACAAGCCTAGTTTTATAGAACGGGCTGCTTTTAGCACAAACCCTTTTGATGCGAGCAATGGGGCTGATACGCCACAAAAATTAAGTCCTACAGAGCTTATTCGCGGCTCTTATGGGGGAGGAGGAGAAGTTGGGAAAAAAACGCCAGCAGAATTGATTATGTCTACGGATGATTTAAAGCGCCAAATGCCCCCTTTGCCGGATGCTTCAAAGGATACTGTTAAGATACAAGAGGCGCCAGAGCAACAAAAGCATGACTTCTCAGAGCAGGGAGGTATTGCATCAATGATTCCTCAACCTCCACTTGTTGGGAACATTGATCAGTCTAGTGGGGATGAAGCTGGGCGACAGCAAAAAAATGTGATGGATTATATTGCTCAACTTAATGAGAAATCTATCGCGGAAAACTCTTTGAAAAACGATTCTGGAAATGATGAGGAAAAGCTTTTTGATGCACCTATAGGAGAAGAAAAACATTTGAATGCACACTTACCAGAAGAGGAACATTTAAAATCAAATGATATGCCAGAACAGGCAACAAATTATGTAAACGCCGTTGGGAACTTTATTCATAAAGACGCAAATCCAAGCAGCTTATGGGAGCGTTTTAGAAAATCAGAATTTTCCGAGCATCTCATGGATTTTTTTGCGGGGTTAGCATCAGGAAAAACACCGCAAGAAAGCTTTTCAAATGCGGCGCTTGTTATGCGGCAGGGCAATAATGTACGTGCTCAAAATAGACCAATTTTTGAGTTTTTACGCTCTAAAGGATACGATGATAAAGATGCACAAGCAATCATGCAATATCCAGATCTTGCCATGAAAGTGATTGGTAGCACGTTAAACTCTCAAGCTGGCTCTAGTCAACAAACTTTAGACTTCTTGCGTTCAAAAGGATACAGTGATGAAGATGCAAAAGCAGTTGCGCAATATCCAAATCTTGCTCAGAAAGTCATAGGCAGCATATTAAGCCCTCAAGAAGGCTATAGAACACTCACAGTAGAAGAAAAAGCAGAGCAGGGATTGCCTGAGGATATGGTTTTCCAAGTTTCAACAAGCACAGGGAAAATTATACCTGTCCAAGGGGGACAACGTTCTACTGCTTCTGGATTAGGAGGAAATACTGATAGCATGCTGTCAAAGCCTGAAGTGGGTTATATGTTTGTTAAGGATGAAAATGCACCTCATGGCATACGTGCGTTGCCAATTGCAGGAAGTGCTGCAGAACATAAATTAATCCAAGAGCAGAAGGAGGAGAAGCGTAAAGAACAGCAATTACAAATGCAAATTTTGGATTCAGAGGAGAGATTCAATCGTATACTCTCGGCATCTAAAGAATTGCTAAAAACTGTTGAGGAACACCCGCATGTTACTGGTTTCCTTGGTTATTGGGGGTCGTTAATACCTGGTTTTAAGGCAAAAGATTTTGGGCATATGCTTGATTCATTAAAGGCGAATATTGGGATTGATGCCTTGAGAAAAGCGAAAGCATTTTCACCAAATGGCGCATCTGGCTTTGGGAACTTGTCTAATATGGAGTTGCAAACCTTGCAAAACTCTGTAGCGGCATTGTATCAAAATCTTTCCGCAGAGCAAATGAAGAAATCTTTAAAAACCGTTATCGATACTTTCAATAAATCGAATGCGGCAACGCGCGCAATTCTTTTTGGTGGTGCAGAAGCAACAAGCGAACTCGTCCGAGCAGCCTATGGGGAAGATGCTTATAAGAAAAATAATACGCAGTCAGATGTTTCACTAGAAAAACAGATAGAAGCATTGCCGGAAGGTGTATTGTTTATTGATAGTGATGGACGCATTAAGGAGAAACAAACCAATGGCTGAATTAATTCCTCCTCTCATTCATAGAAAAAATACGAGAGTCATTGGGTATGTAAGTGACTATACACCAGAACAGCTTCAAGAGCTTTTTTCAAAAAATAAGGAAAAGTTGAGTGGTTCTTTTACAGAAAATAAAGGTACCACAAAAGAAACAGAAGAAGATGGTCCACATCCAAGTGCTGCGGGTGCTTTTGGATGGGGAGCTCTTCATGGGTTAACTATGGGCTATGATGATGAACTAGCTGGAATATTAGAAGCAGGGTTTTGGGATTATTGGAAGGGAGATGAAAAGGCGGTTAAAAAATATAATGAAGTGACAAAGCGATGGCGTGACTATCAAAGGGCGGCGAACAGAGATCAGTTTTATGCGTCTTTTGCGGGGAATTTAGCGGGTGCTGCGGCCCCCATAATTGCTTCTGCCCTCTTTCCACCCGCGGCAGGGGCTACTGCTGCTGCTCGTGCGGCAATGGGGGCTGATGTTGTGTTGGGAGGTAGAGCAGGTGTTGCAGGAGCACAAATAACCAGTAAAGCTTTAGCAGCAGGAGAAAGGGCGGTGCAATCTGCTTTGGCAGAAGGTGCAGAACGCACAGCAGCAAAAGCGGCAGGTGAAGCAGCAATAAAAGCCGCAGCAAGTAAAGAGGCGGCAAAGTTTAGTTTGGGGCGTGCAGCAAAAACTGGAGCTATTTATGGTGGAATAGCCGGCAGTGGTGAGGGAGAAGGGTTTGAAGATACTCTCATGTCTGCTGGGTTTGGTGCAGGGCTAGGTGGTGCAACGCCATTTGTTGCCAGTGGTGTGTCAAAAGTGACACCTTTTGTGACAAAATCACTCAAAGCAGCATTGAGAGGACCGATAAGTTCAGCTGAAATGGCGGCAAAAGCCGCGCAAATGGCAGAAAAAGAAGCATTTCAAATAAGCGATAGAGCGTTTAAGTATGTAAGCCGGACTTTAGGGGATGAAGGCGTTGATAAGCTTGAGAGGGCATTAAAACAGCGTGGTCCTGATTCAATGATTATTGATCTTCATGAGGGGCTTTCTGCGCGAGCTTTTGATGCAGCCAAAAAAGATTATGATACCTATTCAATCGTAAAAAACCGTTTAGGAGCTCGGCAAGATGAAATTGCTCGACGGGTTAACGACGGAATAACAAAAGTGCTTGGTCCGAAAGTTAATACAAATGATTTAAAGCAAGAGATTATTAACAAAGCACAAGAAAAGGCTGGTCCTCTGTATGAGAGAGCAAAGGCAATGCCAATTGCTAAGACTGCTCAAGAGAAATTATCGCTTTTACAAAAAAGACCTGCATTTCAAAAATCCTCCGGCAAAGCAATGGAAAGAGTGCTTAATGATGTAGATCCAAAGATCTTAGCAAGCAAGAGCAGTCCACAGTTGGATATGCGGCTTTTACACAAGGCGAAAGAAGTGCTGGATGATAAGATTAATTCTGCTGCTATAAAAGGAGAACGAGGATATTCTAGAGAGTTGATGAATGTTAAGCAAGAACTTCTTGATGTTTTGGAAACCTCTTCTCCAGAGTATGCTAAAGCGCGGAACCTTTATCGAAGCGAACTCGAAATTGGTGATGCATTTGATCTTGGGAAAAAAGCACTGGAGAAGACAGTTGATTTAGATATGATTAAAAGTCAGCTTGCAGGAATGGGTTCATTGGAACGAGATGCCTTTAGAAAAGGTGTTCGTGAACAGATAGAATATGCATCAAAAAATGCCAATAATCCAGAGCATAGTTTGTTAAGTTTATTTAATGCGCAAAATGCTCAAGAGAAACTACAGCATATTTATAGTAAGGATCAAGCGGATCAGCTGATGAAAATGTTGAGACCAGAGGTGGAGCGATCAAAGCTTTTTGCACAACTGCCAAAACATATGGGTGAAGTGGAAGAGAGGGGGGCACAACAGACTATGGGGATAGGAAAGATTGCTTTCATCAAGGCAGTTGTAAAAAATTTCTTAGGGAAATTTGGACGCAAACTCTTAGGCGTTCATAAAGAGACTGAAAGAGATATTGCGGCTCTCATAACAGCGCGGGAAAAAGGAGATTTTGGGTTAGCAAGAGAAAAAGCCGTTGAATTAATTAAGAAGTTTCACGAAGCAGAAAAGAAACGCTTAATAACCAAAGAAGATCACACAAAATTCATCAATTTTGTTGGCATTCTTTTGAATAGCAGTATTGATAGAACGGTTATAAACTAATGATCAATTTTCATCCCAATGTGAAGCGTGCTATTTCACAGGCAGCACAAAAATATGGTTTGCCAGAAAGCTTTCTTGAACGCGTGGCTATGATAGAAAGTAAGGGTAACCCAAATGCAAAAAATAAAAACAGTAGTGCAGGGGGACTGTATCAATTTATCGATTCAACAGCAAAGCAGTATCAACTGAATAATAAGTTTGATCCCTTTCAAGCAACCGATGCTATGGCGCGATTAACGAAGGACAATACGCGTTATTTAACCACAGCATTAGGTCGAGAGCCATCCCAAGCAGAACTTTATTTGGCACACCAACAAGGACCAGCAGGGGCTGTAAAACTTATCAAAAATCCCAATGTGCCAGCAAGCCAGCTTTTGGGGCGTCAAGCAGTTGTCCTTAACGGAGGAAATGCGGAGGCAACCGCAGGGGATTTTATGAATCATATTTATGGGCTTTACAATAAAACGGGAGATGCTTCGAAGGGTATGACACAATCCCCCCAAGGCAATTGGCTAAATGCACAAAATGAAGTGGTTCCATTGCGCGGCGTTGAGAGATTTCAAAAGGCGATTCAAAGTGATCAAGCAAGAGAGCCATTGATAGCATATGACACGACATTACCAAACAGAATGCATGCCTCTGAAAGTGGAGATACTCTCATAGGACGGTCTATGGGAAATATGCCATTGCAGAAAAATACATCATTGCAAGCGCAAGGGATTGATGCTGGTGCGCTTAAAAAGGGTGTGATGAATCTGGTTGATTTGATGAGACGGAATAAAGATACGCAAGATCAACAAATAGAGATGGCACATCAACAAATGATGCAACAACCAATGATGGCGGGGTTTTCACAATCAAGTGCACACCCGATAGATTTAACGCCTCTTATTGATCCTTCAAGGAGAAATTCTGTTCGCTCATATGGGCAGCAAAAAGAGCAACAATTACGGGAAGAATTATTAAGAAGAACGGGGGCTTATCATGTCTGATATTTATGATTGGTCGTTAACAGCTGATAAAAATGCGCATTCAGATAGCATGATTAATTGGGCAGAGGGACAACCACCTAGTTCTGTCAATGATAGTGCGCGGGTCATGATGCAGCGTATACGTGAATATCTTGCCGATAATGGTGGTTCTCTTGATACAAAATTTATGGTGAATGGGGAAGATAAAACAACATTCATAACGTTAACAACGGTTTCACCTCTAGAAAAATATAAAAATGATATCATTCTACGCTTTAAAGCGCGTGGTACAAATGTGGGACCTGCGACAATCAATGTGAATAATATAGGAGCAAAGTCACTCTATAAAGCAACCAATACGGGGATAGTGCCATTGATAGGCGGTGAGTTACAAACGGGGGGTATTTATGAAATAGTCTATAATGATGGTGTATCAACAAAAGATCTTGATGGTTGGTATCTTTTAAATCCTACCCCCATTCCACCACCAAAGGTCGAAACCTTTCCTTGCGGGTTTATTGCAACTTTTGCTATGCAAGAAGTACCAAATGGTTGGCTCTTGTGTGATGGTGCAAGCTATAAACGAAAAGATTATCCGCAATTATTCAAGACAATAGGGGATAAATGGGGAAAAGATAGCGATACAACATTTAAAGTTCCAGACTTTAGAGGAATGTTTTTACGGGGCTTTGATGATGGACGCGGTTTAGATAGGAATAGACAATTTGCCGATATACAGCAAGATTGCCTTAAATCGCATACGCATGTTGCCACCATTGAAGAAGCAGGGCAGCATACACACGGGTTTCAGTATAATGGAGTGGGATGGAGTGCCAATGATATTGGTAGAAGAAATCCCTCTTATCACTATGCCGTTCTTGGAGGAACAACACAACCTGCTGGAGTGCACACGCATAAGATAACGATTTCTTCAACAGGCGAGGCAGAAACACGCCCTGTTAATGTACCGGTTGTCTATGCCATAAAATCATGAAGTTTTCCAATGATCAATAATCCGTCTGCTATTGATGATATTGCGGACGCGGAGCAAATTCGCGTCCTTTTTTATGCAAGCAATAGAATGGTTCATGCACCCTTAAATAAGGTGCTTGATCTTGTCAAAAGCGACATACAGCATGATCTTTTAAGCGCTTTGGCAGAATATAAAGAAGCGACAGATAAACGCATAGAGACTATGCAAAAACTTATTGATGAATTGCAATCCTATCTCACACACAACAAGACAACGAACTGATTAAGGAATGAAACGCGATGCCATTACCCTATCACACGCATATATTTAAGCTTGAACCAGCAACAAAAGAAGAAGTCAAAGAAGGTGTTTTAGATAGTAAGGTTCTTGCACCGGTTTCAGTGGGGAGTGCAGCGGCTTATGAGGTAGAATACTTTGCGAGTGCTGCTCAGGGAAAAAAGGCTGATGATGCGGTTGCAAAGAGAGATATTGGAGCCCTTGCTTACAAAGATAAGGTAACTGTTCATGATATTGAAGCAAGTGGGAAAGCCCATGAAAATACGATTTTATCAGGGGATGGTTGGATAAAAATATCACCTTTAGGAATTGGCGATATGAAGGCTGCTACATATGACCCCGATAATGTGAGGTCAAATGTGTTTTCCATGGAAAATATGCATGAAGGTCCTACCAAAAAGATCTTAACTCCAGAGGAAAGATTGAAGTTGCAATGGTTGAGTCCTACTCAGCCAACAATGGAAAAGTGGCGTCTTGGAGATGAAGGTGTTCATTATCCTATCTCTCCCGTAGAACTAAAAAATACCATTAATTATTTTGTAGGCTCAAAGTCTTTTGGTATGTCAAAATCAGTCTATGATCCAGATAAAATAGAAAAAGATGTATTTGATATGGAGAATATGAAGGAGGGGCAAAAGCATCTTATCTTAACCCCTCCAGAACGTGCACAGATTGCAAAAATTGATCAAGTTGAAGATATTGCACAACAAGGGATTCATGTTGCAAGTGAGGCAAAGAACGTTGCAGATAGTGCATTAAGGACAGCAAATGATACAAAAGCTTATGCTGTAGATGCGAAAACAACGGCTGAGACAGCACAAAAAACGGGAGACAGTGCAAAAGCTGAGGCAAATATTGCACAAACAGAAGCCGATAAAGCGCAAGATATAGCGCGCAGTGTACAGAAAAAAGTTGATCTCATTCAACCTCTTGCAGAACAAGACTGGATTGATGGCACAAAAACAATAAATGCGCTTATTTCACCAGCTAATCTGATGGCTTCAATCAAAGCCAATAGTAGCAATAGCAATGGCGGTGGCAACAATGGTGGTGGGGTTAGCAAACCTGTTGAAATTCTCATGACAGAAAGTGGAGACATTCCTTGGCCAGAGGGTGTTACTGATGAGACAGAACTTGAAATATGGGCTTGGGGTGGCGGCGATGCTGGGAGTGATAGTGTTTATGGTGGCACTGGTGGCGAAGGTGGTTTTGGTGGTTGTTGTACGTACGTAAGAACAAGGAAAAAATTTCTTGGAAAGAATTCGGTCAGTATTGGAAAAGGCGGAAAAAATCCTAATAATCCTGGAGGCGGCCGCACAGTAGTTGGTCAATTTATTATAGCTTTTGGTGGACAGAATTCAATTAAACCTTATCAAAAAGGCGTGTTTAAAGGTGAGGACGCTACAGGCAAAGATGGCGATTATAATGGTAAAGATGGCTTTCTTGGTGGTCATGGTGGCCGGGGTGGTTATGGTGGTTATGACAACGGTCTTGGCAATGGTGGCATTGGCGGTCGTGGTGGTGATAATTTTTTATCCGATGGTGGTTGGGGCGGTTATGGTGGCGATGGTGTTGATTTTAAAGGCGGTAGAGGCGGTAAAGGTGGTAATGGTGGAAGTAGTGTTTATGGTTTAGGTGGTAGAGGCGGTAAAGGTGGCGATGGTGGCACTGGCGGTAAAGGCGGTAAAGGTGGCGATGGTGGCGATGGTGGAAGTAGTGTTTATGGCGGCGGAGGCGGTGGTGGCACTGGCGGTAAAGGCGGTAGAGGTGACATTGACAAACCTGTCGGCATGAGCGGTAAAGGTGGTGATGGTGGAAGTAGTGTTTATGGCGGTGGTGGCGGTGGTGGCGGTAGTTATTCTAATGGTCAAGTCGGTCATGGTGGCCATAGCATGTGGGGCGGTCATGGAGGTAAAGGCGCTTTAAGTCCTAAAGAGAGTAAGGTCCTTTATGGCGGTGGTGGTGGTGGTTATTTTCCCGGAAAAAATGCAACAGACTCATCAAGTGGTGATGGCGGTGACGGAGCAGTACTCATAAAGGTATATTTATAGGATGGAACAAAGCAATGGCACGGAGAATAAGTGAAGATTGTTTAGACTGTTTGAAAAAGTGGGAAGGTTTGCGCTTGCAGGCTTATCAAGATGTCTCTGGTGTTTGGACGATTGGTTATGGACATACAGGAAAGGCTGGCAAACCAATAGTTATTGAAGGGATGGTGATTACAGAAAAAAAAGCTGAAAACATGCTTTTGGCAGATTTGCGGCAATATGAACAAGCTGTAGAAAAAGCAGTTGATGTGATTTTAAGTGACGAGCAGTTTGGTGCGCTTGTTTCCTTTTGTTATAATGTAGGCATTTCAGCTTTTCAAAATTCTACATTACTTAAAAGACTCAACAAAGGCGATTATGAAGCAATACCTGCCGAATTACAAAAATGGACCAAAGCGGGTGGGAAGCGTTTACAAGGTCTCGTACATCGGCGTGCAGCAGAAGCAGGATTATGGGCAAAAGGTGCTTTTGTTTCCTCGAACTATCAAACGGTAGAAACAAAGGATTCAACAGTTTTTTTTAAAGCAGAAGCATTAGCACCCATTATTGGTTCTTTCTCAGGTCTTGGTGGTTTTTTAGCTGGCAATGGTCCCATTCAATGGGCTTTCGCTGTTATTATGGTTTTAGCAGCAGGCGCTGGTATTTTCTTTGTTGCTAAGCGCTTTAAGGAACACTGTTTATGATCTTATGGATGAAAAAAAATCTGATGCTAACAGGTGCGGCTTTAGCCGCTTTTTTTATAGTTTTAGCCAAAGCTTTCACTCTTGGAAAAAAGGCGGAACAGCAAAAGCAAACAGAAAATATTTTACAGACAGCAACAGCACGACTTGAGGTGGAAAATGAAGTTAACAAAAAAAGTGATGCTGATGTGCGTGCTGCTCTCTCTGACTGGTTGCGTGACCCATAAATATGCTTCTTCTTGTGTTGGTTGGTTGCCCATTTATTTAGACAAGAGAGATGTGAAGGTTATCAGTTCCAACCTAGCAAGAGATATATTGAAACATAATCAACAGGGAGCACGCTTATGTGGGTGGAAACATGGTAAGAAAAAAAGCTGAAAAACACACAGAGCTTACAGAAGCGGAAAAAGAAATGCTTCAAGAAATCATCATTACCTATCAAAGTGTGAAAGTGATGTCTCGTTTCATGAAGTGGATAGCCTTTTTTCTTTTTTTGCTTATCCTCGATTTTGCCCGCTTCATAGATGCGATAGATAATGTCATTGCACACTTAAAGCAGTGGTTTTCAAAAAATTGAAGAATTTTTATGGTGGAGAGAAAGGTTTTGCAAAGACTCCACCTCAAAAAATTATAGGTTCAATCATAAACGTAGTTCAGAGTGTGAACCAAGTCGTAAAAGCTCTAACGTTTTGGTATCTGGTTTTCGATAGATCAAAACCAAATCTGGTTTGATATGACAATCGCGGCAATTGCGCCATTGACCTGTTAGCGCATGATCTCGCCAATGCACCTTTAGTGGAGCATTCTCTGCTAATGCTTGAATCACAAGCAGCAAATCCTCTTCTAGTGAATTAGCGTATCTGCCTTTACTTTCACGTTTGAGATCACGTCTAAATGATCGAGTATAGACGATTTCACGCATAGCAAGCTCAGGTTCGTTTTTCAGATTTACATACCCTAGCTTTGTCATTGCGGATCATAGTTCGTAAGCCATCTAATGATGTATGCTTAACACGTCCCATATCAGCGTCCTCAATAGCTTGTAATGTTTCTGGGTTAGGTTGAAATAGATCAAGTGGTAGTGCTCTATCTCTAGCAATGCGGGTCATAAACATGCGTACCGCATCTGATACAGTCAAACCCGTTGAGTTAATAACTGTACTTGCAATTTCCTGAATTTCATCAGGTATGCGTGCTTGAATTTTTCCCATTTCTAAAATCTCCTTTTATTGTACTACAATGTACTACACATTGAATGGTGTCAAGAAATTTATTCAAAGATTTTGATTTTCTAGAAAATGAAAACATTTTTGGCTTCTTGTGTGACTGCGAAAAGCAATCTTGATTCGTAATTATTTAAAGAAATAGTTTTTAGATTCTGCTAGAATTGCAATGCACAGTCATTCTTCTAATAGGATTTTTTAGATGATCACACCTTTTGGCAAAACCTTACGCAAACTTCGTATTGATCATTCAGAACGCCTTTTAGATATGGCTAAAAAATTAGATATATCTTTAGCGTTTTTGTCTGCTGTTGAAATTGGCAAAAAATCTGTTCCTGTAGGAATGGAGGAAAAGATCATTGAACTCTATGCGTTAGATCAAGAAGCAGCAGAACGTTTGAGAAGAGAATCGGATGCTTGTCGTACGAGTTTTACAATAAAGCCTTCTGATTCATTTGAGCGTGAAGCTGTTGGTATGTTTTCTAGAATAATCAACACTGTTTCACAAGCAGACTTAGAATTACTCAAACAATTTTTAGAGAAAGTTGGCAAAAAAAAACGCTCTTTGCAAAGGCAAGTTTGAAAATCCTATTCCCGAACCTTTATTTAATTATCCCGAACCTTGAAAAAAGATATGTAGAATCAATAAGTTACACACTAGTAAAATTTGGATGGCAGAGCTGTCGGGATCACCATGTTTAAATAATATATAATTAGGCTATAAAAAAATACGGTTTTTTTTTGTTTTAATTCTATTGCTAAGTGTTGTATATTAGTTGCTTTAGTATAAAATCATGTATGATTCCTTTTGTATAGTCAACAAAATGCTTTAAAGTGCGATATACGGTAGTTCTTGCAGTTTAGCATGTGTCGCAGCTAACTTTCCTCACCTATTGCTGATTTTAGTGTTTCCTCCATAATATGCTTTATAAAACAGATTACCAAAACTCTCTTTTACGAGTTTTTTATTTTTCTGAAAATGAATGTTTTATCTCTTAGATGAAATTTAAGCATTGCGGCTAATTCCAATAAAATTGCAAAAACAACATTTCTTCTAAATTGATTCTTTTTCGTTTTTAGATGGATAATATTATTACGTTTTTCTGTAGGATTCTTGGTAAGATGGGTTTTCAAGGCATGATGAGGTTCATTTATAACTGTTGTATGGAACGTGATACTATATATCATAGATGGGAGTTGTTTACAGATGGTCCCCATAAAGGCATGAAGGATATTTTCTCGTATTGAAATCTGTGTTTTATAATGGGCTATGAATGCAGAATTTTTTGTATAAAAAAGCGCGGTATAGATAAAATTATTTTTTTCAATGAGATATATTTTCAGCTAATTTAATATAGTTATCACTATGAATTTTTCTCAGGTAGGGTTATAAATCTCAGCAACGCTGAGTCTAGAGACCTTTATGGGTTTGAGAATTTATTATGCTGGGTGCTCATAGGTTATTTGCACATAATTCTGTTTGAATTGTGAGTGAAGATGGATTGTTTTTTGGAGAGTTAAGTTTTTAAATCCCGATTTACATTTTCGAATAGTTTATTTATCTTATTCCTTATAGTTTGTACGTTATACTAGAGGTATTGTGGTATTGAACAACGACTTTTAGCGCCACACTAAAATGTTATGCGATAAGATTTGCTTCTTTTAAATTCGTACGACTTAGGGTAGTCATTGCTGTTTTTTATTTCAGTAGGAATGCAGTATGAGTGGAAAAAATCGTTTGTATTTTCCACCTTTTGGCAGATTTTATTACGAGCTGCAATTGGTAAACTTAAAATACTGAATTTGAAAAACTAAGTATTTTAGATATCGAAGCTACTGTAGTCGGAAATAAACGATATTTTTTAAAAAGCAAGAGATGTTTGTCGTAAGACTTTTTATAATAAAATTTTTTAGATTCATTGTTTGTTTGTTAAAAATGTGAATCATTTATTATATAAGAACTAAATAAATGAGATATTAAGATAAAAAAAACTAACAAAACATACATTTTTTAGAGTGCATGTTGGAAAACTCTATTTCTTCGCTTTTATTTTTATGTCCTTCATATAAAATCCAATGGTGGGCGTGACAGGGATTGAACCTGTGACCCCTACGATGTCAACGTAGTGCTCTCCCACTGAGCTACACGCCCATTCATTGATGTTGCATACACCATATAGAACAACAAACGTCAATACCTAATTTCATTTTATCCTTATATCAGATGCAAATAATTTAAAAAAGCGTTCTTTTAAGCAGCTATAAGGATCTTTTCAACCTCATTTACAAGCTCACGTAAGTGAAATGGTTTAGAGAGTACTTTTGCATCAGGAGGAGCATCATTATTTGAATTGAGTGCAACCGCTGCAAAACCTGTAATGAACATTACGCGTAAATCAGGATCAATTTCAGTAGCGCGTCGTGCGAGTTCGATTCCGTCCATCTCTGGCATTACAATGTCAGTAAGTAGAAGAGAAAATGGTTCTTCTTGTAAACGTTCATATGCGCTAATACCATTATCAAAATCGGCAACTTCGTAGCCTGCACGCTCTAAAGCTTTTACGAGAAAGCGACGCATATCGTTATCATCTTCTGCGAGAAGGATTCGTTTCATGATTATATTCCAATGGCTCCATTTGTCAAAGTTTCTGCCGCATCAATTATACAATATAGAGTATTTGTAAAAAAGATAGTAAAATGCTCATAATTGAAATGAATGGTAAAATGGTTAATTCTTACATTCTTATTCAGAATACACCATATTCGTTGTGAGTTGGTTAAATTCAAAATGATATGGTTTTGAAAAAGGATGGATTATCTAATATTTTAAGATGATTCTTTGCTATTTTTTTTCTTCTCAGAACTCCATTAAAAAATTTATGAGAATCATGATTGTAGAGATTACCTATATTAAAAATTTAGAAGAGTATTATGTTAATTTGTTGTTTTTAAAAAATATATGACAAACTGTATTTTTTATAGTTATTAGATATTTTAAATAAATATTATAAATATATTTATTTTTATAGTGTTTTACCTGAATATATAAGGGATATTATTTCCTTCATATCATATAAAACTACTGCTTATAAACATAAAAAATATTAGTTTTATACTTTTTATGGAATAAGTCGTGGGTAAGGCAAGGCACACAGGGGGATT